CGTCAGAAGAGAGCTTCAAGCCTCATCAGTAGTTCTCTACACATAAGTTTTTAAGCCACCTCGGGACCTTTACGCTATTCAGCTAGGTCGTTCGGTGTCAAAACTTTGACAATACTGACCGGATTATATCTAATGGTTAGGCCTCATACTCGATCGGCTACCGGCTACAAGTTCCTTTCACGGAGGTTTCTCCTCTGTGCTAGGGCCCTTGTCACCCAGCGTTTCTTGGGGACTACTACTTAAGTCCTATTAGGTATATTCGACAGGTATATCTACCTGCGTACTAATACTTCTATCACTGAAGGTTCGTCCCGAAGTGTCACCGGTTCACCAAGGGCACTCTAACACTTGTTAGGTTGCTCCTTGTAGACCCCGGGCCGGAGGTATGATCCCAATTATAGAGATCCTACTTTCCCTCCTTAAGTCCTTTAAGGACCTTAAGGATACACTTAGTAAAGTCCTGCCAATAACGCATAGCAGCTGGATCTGATTTAAACGGCAGTTTTTCAACAGCACGTTCAAACGAGATGTTACCATTACCGACCAACGAGATCTCTCGAAGGACGGATAAGGAAGCTACGTACACAGTATACAGCGATCGGCGATATGATAACCCCTTAATATCCCATAATAGATCTGAGGCAGAGCTCCGGAAATCGGACAACGGTTTATTAACCAATAGTTTCACGAGTCTCTCGTGAACTAATGTCCATTCCCTTAGCAACTCAGTTATCTCTAAGTATTGGGTAGAGGCCACCACATGTGGCTCTTTAGTTACTTCCACGCACGCGGGGAGACCTGAAAAATCAGGTCGGATCGAAGATGAAACAACTTCATCACCAGCCTTAATAAGTGATTGAGAATCAATCCACTTATTATCTAGGTGGGCGATACCGAGACTTGACATAAGTTGAGTTTCTGGTAACCCGAATCGGGAAACGAGAACTGCAGTGGCTTTTGCTGCTCGGGACTTGATTATTTCAGGGGTAGAAGGTAACGTCGAAAGACGACCCTCTATCATTGATTTATATCTTCCCTGAAGAAGTTGTTTAAATTCGATTACTACGGCTTTCAATTGATCCGTAGAAATCAAGGGATTACCCTTGAATAAAACCTCGGTTACGTCGGTTTCGCTTGCTGGGAGATAGAAGGCGAATAATAGTGCCCGTACTCTAGAGTTAAGGCGTCCAACATGTTTATTGATGGAACCTCGAACTCTATATCCATACCCAAGGCTTTTAAGCAAAGCCGGGAAGGACAAAGAGTACGTACGAGCATAAGCTATGGCATCTGCCAGGGTCAAGTTAACCGCTACGAACTCTTTAATAGGAATAGGACTTACATCCTGTCCTCTATACAGAGTACGCTTTGCGAATTCAATGGCATGACCGTTAGGAGAAAGGAGGGATTTCGCAATCCCACACTCCACTCCCAACGCATCCACAATCCGCAAATAAGCGGTCTTAACCCTCTGGTTAAATATAACCAGGTCATCCCCAAGCACTGCATAATCGCAGAACCACGTACCGATAGGTGTAACACCTGCATCCCAGGCAGCAGCCTGCACAATAAAGTGGTGAGTGATCGCGAGCGATCCCCACGACGAAAGAGCTCCCATAGGTTGACCTACAGCATAGGTGAGTATCTCAGATACTTTATACTTCTCAGAATCAGCTAAATAGCCTCTTCCAACAAGTAACCTAGCCCAGTTTAACGCAAACTCCAGATTAACTAGAGAAGCGTAAATTAGGATCTGGATCGAAATCGGCAACCGATCAGTCGCCGCACTAAGATCGAGAGAGTAGGCGCATCGGGCACTTTTAGCCCGATCCCTAACAGGAGCCATCTGATCAAATGTTCCATCCATAGGAATACCTTTGAGAATATCAAAGATAAACTCATGGAATGGACCTAAAGATCACTGCGTCCATGCATCGCACATAGCGAATACACGCACTTTACCTGCAGCCTCGGCTTTAAATCCCAGCTTCCCCATGGCCGAAGTGGCGATGGCGAAAGACGGGAGCCAGAGGTTTAGGCTAGAAGCCCCCTGGAACACTGCAAGGAGTCCGGGATAGGGTATACGAGTCCCTTTAGAGAAAAATTTCATAAAGAACTCGATACAACTATCCAATCCGGATCTTTTTAATCCATATGCAGAAAGAACCAGGACCTCAGGTGTTACTGAGACTTGCCCTAATGCCGTTTGCGGAGCCGATTTAAGAATCATCGGAGTAGTAATACCCCGAAGTTCCAATGCTAAAACTTTGTTTTTCACAATGAGGGACTTGAGCATTTTTACAAATGCTGGGATATACGAAACAACTCGGAGGTAAGTACCTCCCGTTTCGATAACCCCTGAGAAACCATCTGTGATGGTTCCCAGCTTTAAAACCCCCTTGAAGTCAAGAACACGGTAAAGGTTGAACAAGGTTAAATTAAATTTAATTACCTTGACATCCCCTTTACGGATTAGCGCTCGGTCCTGGGCATTAACTAGTCTAGGGAGACCGGACCCTGTCCGCGATGGACGCGTCTTTAACGCTGAGCAGTCATGGAGTTTAAAACCTCCAATTGACTGCTGTAGGAGCACGGTATTCGCCTTTAACCAGTTTACAAGCCCTTTCATACCTTGGTGGGTATGGATGGCCTTACATCGGTTAAGGAAAGTAAGGATCGTTTTGATCCGATACAGTGTTGTCGCCATTCCAATGGCAGGAAGCATTCGTTTGAATACCCCTACCAGCAATCCCTTAGATTTTACTCTAAAGGTAGCATTAACTTTTTGCAGAGTAACCAACTGTGATGAAGAAATTCTATTTCTCCATAGTGTAAGATTTTTAATTTTATTAAAATTTAACATTATGACAGTTTTGGTTACGCAGTTTAGGGTTGCGTAATGCACCCCTTAGCTCCCCAGGTCATCCGTAGGCCAGCTACTAGGCATTCTCTTTTCAGAGTACTCCGTTCGCAGCCCCTATAGGACCTCCCGACTATCTTCAGAGAAGAAGCTACAAGCTTTCGCTTGTAGTGTTCGCTTTGGACGAGCCGAATCAGGGTAGACCTATCACTAGGTCATCCTTAGCAAGAAGTTAAACTTCGGTTTCCTCTTTCGAGGGCCGCAGCTACAGCGTCGACTGCTCGTAATTACTTACGACGGTCGGTCCACTCCCAAATCAGAATCCTTCTAGTCTTCATTGAAGACTAGAGATCGCAGGGTGAGGTTATTTCTAACCGGCACCCCCCCTCCTAACCGGGAGATGGTCGACCCAGCTAATGGGACTTCCAAGAAAGCCACAGTAGCCCGACTTACGTCGGGGGGCACCTCACATCACATAAGAACAATCTTATGGAGTGCAAAAGCACTGAATTCGAGATTTCGAATTCTTAAACCTAGTAAACTAGG